TAACGGTCAACAGATTGAAGAACTTGACAACAGTGACTACAACCACATGGTCATTGCGGTTTTACGTTCAAGAGGTGAACACAGAACTGCTACATTTGTAAGACCGGCAACTGAGGTTGATAAAGCGAATGGTTTCTGTGATGACATCTACGAATATGATGGTATCAACTATTTTGCAAAAGATGTATGGTTGGAAGAAAGTGGCGTTCTTGAACTTGGCAACACTTGTGACCCAGGTTTCTCAAAGACAACGGGTGATTTTTCTGTAAATCAGAATAATTATGGCCGCTTTACAATCGTTGTTAGAACCTATACTGATGAAATTAAGAAATATTCTGTTTCTTTAAACCCTAACGAAAAGAATTATATCTATAACATCATTGGCGGCAATCCTGAAAAGGGTGAGGCTGAAATCTTCGTAGAAGAACTTTATGATGTCGCATTAAGACAATTGATTGAAAAGGGTGAAATCAATGCAATTGATAGCCTTTTGGTAAAATATGATGGCATTTATATTATTCCTAAGTTTGCTCCTGTTGAAGGATTACTTATGAAAGAAGAAAAACTTCTTAAAAGAAGTGATGTAGGTAAACGCTATCTGTATAGTTCAGAGTATTCTGTTGGTGAATATGATGGTGGTGCAGGTGCTTTAAAAGTGCATGTAACTTCTGACGATGGTAAAACTTGGACTTGTCAAGATGGTGAAGTCGGTCATATTTATACAGTAGTTCCTATTGTAACTCCCGAAGGACAACGTAAATATTATTATGGTGAATACCTTAATTCAGATAAGTTCAAAACTGAAGTCCTTACAACTGACAGAGAACTTGTAGATGAAGTCACTGGCCAAGCAGGTCTTGAAAATGCTAAGATTTTTGATAACATTGTTAAATCTATTGAAGACAATGTATATTATGTTCTTGCGGTTGATGGACAGGATGTAGAACCAATCACATACGATGTAAATAACTATAAAGAACAATACAGGTATGCTTCAACACCTTGGATTGTTTCAGAAGTTAAGGGTTCTGCTGAAAACGTTGACCTTACCAAGTTGTTCAGATTCCATACGATTTCTGATGGCAACAATGCCAATACTGAGGTTAAGGTTTCTATTGAGAACATCGACCCAGAAGCACGTACCTTTGATGTGGTTGTCCGTGATTTCTATGATACGGATAACTCAAAGGTTGTTCTTGAAAGATATCGTGGTGTAAACCTTATTCCTGGTGACCAAAACTACATCGCTTTAAAGATTGGTTCATTTGATGACAGTTATGTTAATGTCTCAAATTACATTACAGTTGAAGTTAATGAGACTGACAAAGTTGCTGCTTCAATTCCTGCAGGATTTATGGGTTATCCTGTAAGACATTATGGTGGTACTGCTATTATGGATAATTCTGTAACTGATAGTACTGGCAATTATGTAAGTAAAACAATTGATGTCGTTAAGCCTTTCTTATTGTATAATACACAAGTAGATGAAGACATCAGAATTAATAAACAGTATTTTGGTATTTCAGACCTTACTGGTATTGATGAAGATATTTTCAAATATAAAGGCGTTGAGGCTTACAATGACATCCCTGAAGGTATGACACCTGGTTTCCACCTTGATTCACGTATTCTTAATGGTGTACCCGATGAAAATGGTGTGGTTGTTTATGAATATGACAATACAATTCAACAGGTTGTTTCCGTTGATGGCGTTAAGGGTTATTCTTGGATGACCGTTGGTAAGGATAACACTACTGAATTTGGTATTGAACCACGTATTGGTGACAAGAACATTACCGCAAACACTATCTATGAGGATAGACGTTATCGCAAGTTTACAGTTGCTTTCTATGGTGGTTTCGATGGTTGGGATTACTACAGAAAATCAAGAAGTAACAGCGATGACTTCAAGTTTGTACGTTATAAAGGTAAGATTAATCCTGAAAGCGGTGAGGGAACAATGTTCTCAGTTATCCGCAATCCTGAAACTTATGGATTTGACCACGATGAAAAGGTTATTACTTCTGACTGGTATGCATATATGTCTGGTATCAGACAGGTTGCTAACCCAAAAACCCTTGACATCAATGTACTTGTAACACCTGGTATTGATTACGTTAATCAGAACTTGTTGGTTGGTGAAGTTATTGACATTGTTGAAGAAGAACGTGCTGACTCAATCTATGTTGTGACAACCCCTGATAAACCTTATGGTGCAGGTGATTCTCCATCTGAAATGTATAATGCGGTTGACGTTGTTGAAAATCTTGAGGATGCCGAAATTGACAGCAATTATACCTGTTCAATTTATCCTTGGGTTAAGTATTATGACAATGAAAACTCGGTTTATGTTTATCTTCCTGCCACAAGAGACGTTGTACGTAACTTTGCTTATACTGACAACACTAAATATCCTTGGTTTGCAGCAGCAGGTTGGAACCGCGGTGATTTGGATGATACGGCAGTTAAACCAAGAAGAGTTCTTAAACTTGCAGAACAGGACACACTTTATGATGGCCGCTTAAACTTCATTAACAACTTTGCAAACGAAGGTATGAAGATTTGGGGTGATAAAAATATGCAAATTCGTGAATCACAAATGAACAGAATTTCAAAACGTAGACTGTTGCTGCATATCCGCAAACTTTGCGCTATTGCTGCCATCGGCCTTATCTTTGACCCCAATGACAATACTACCAAGCAAGCATTTGAAAGTGCGGTAACACCAATTCTTGATAATGTTATGTCAAATAGAGGTATTACTGATTGGAGACTTGAGATTGACGATAGTCAAGAAGCAAGAGACAGACTTGAACTGCCCGCTAAGATTTATCTTAAACCAACTCCAAATCTTGAATACATCACAATTGATTTCATTATTACACCAAGTGGTGTGTCATTCGATGACATTTAATTTAAATTTAGGTGTTGTGTATGATATGAAAAACGGGAATAACTTTATATTCCCGCTTTTCTTTTTTACGTTGAATAAGATTTTATATATAAAAAAGAAAATGCAGTCCATATAGACTGCATTTTTTGTATCTTACAATATTCTCAGGTTAATAAGTTTTAGAAACTTAAGATACAGTATTGTGGTCTTAATTGAATTGTAATGTCGGCCAACTGGTCATCATCATAACTCAAATCACCAAATGCTGTTGATACAACCATACAGGACTTAAGAATCCATTGAGATACTGCAGTTCCTGTCGGGTCAAGCATTTCGAGAATAAGGTCTCTCTTATAACCTGCGGCATAACCCTGACGGCCTGTTACACTTTCTGAGTGCAAACGTACCCATTCCATTACGGCCTGTGAAGCACTTGGGCCAATAGGGTCTCTAAGTGTTATTGTAATTTGCTCCCATAAATATCTACCAACAACCCACGATGAGGTGTTAAGGAATGGAATTTCGGTTTCATTTTGTGTTATAGTTGGACGTGACGCAGAAGATACCCACCACTCCTGGATTCCTAAATCCGATGGGAAGCGGAGAAGGAATCTATTTTTTCTCAGCGGTTCATATTCCACTGGCATTTTTAATAAAAGGTCACTCATTTGTACAAATTTTTAGTCTTTATTTTATATATAAATATATCCAAAAATTTTTTTATTACGCTGGTTGGTTCATATTATTTGGCATTTGTTGATTTTGTGGCGCAGGTGCTGGCGTTTGTGGTTTATCATTACCTGCTTTTTTAGACGTAGCATCAATATCATCATCAGTTTCAACTGCCTTGTTGGATAAAGTGAAAATTTTATTTAGCAAATCGAAGGTAGGACTATTTGGTTGGTCAATGATTGCTTGCATACCTTGAAGAGCACATTTTCTAATTTGGTTGATAAAATCAACAGCATTTTTATCCGGTTCTTCACCTTCGTCAAAATAGTCTTTTCCTCCATCGTAACCGGGATTATTAACTTCCATTGGGTCAATTTCACCTTGCGGTTCTTCACCTCTAAAAACATAATTTTCAACAGTTAATCCTTTATCTTTGTTAAGGATTTGTATCATTTCCTTTATAAGTTGTCGACTTTTCTTATTTTTCATAATCAAAAACGTTTTTTATAATAAATATCTTATAAAATGTAAAACTCAATATTTATAGGCGAAAACAATAAATTTTGACTATGAAACAACCTGTAAGGGGAAAAGGACGAAAAGCAAATAACAAAAATCAGAAACCAAGGTCTCATCCTTTCAAGAGAAAAAAACGCAATGAAGATTATGGCACATCTAAACTTGAATTAGATTTTGCGAGGGAATTTTTAGATAGACTTGATTTGAAATACGTTTATCAATTTGAAGCCAAAGACATAAAACGGTATTATGATTTTGCTGTGACAATATACGATGATTACCCTTCTTTTAAGTTTGAAAACAAGAATGGTCTTAAATCAATAATTCAGGAGGACAGGTTTTTCTTAATATCATTTTTTATAGAGGTTGACGGTGATTATTATCATGCAAACCCACAGACCATTGATGAAAATAAACTTAATCCGATGCAGAAACATAATAAGTATGTTGATAAATTAAAAAATGAGTGGGCATTACAACGAGGAATACCGTTATTAAGATTTTGGGAATATGATATAAGAAACAATCCTTCAAAAGTGATGAAAGAACTGGAAAAAGAGTTAAAAAAATCAAATAAAAAGAAAATTATTCTTGAAAATAAGAAAAAACCGCATTAAAATTATAAAAAAGAATACATATGATTGGAAAATTATATATTCCATATGGCTTTGGTGATTGTGTAAACGGTTTTCAGTATGAAGGTAAAATTACTGAGGTTGAATATGCAAGGAAGATGGTTTCTGAGTATAACAGACACAAGGATATAATTGACCATATGATGAGAACATCATTTCAACACAATATGTCAATTAATAATTTCCAGAAGGAAAAGAATGTTTATAAGCAACAACAACAGGAGTTTGGTGAAATCAGAGTTTATGTTGATGACAAAGATTTTAATACAATGAAAATCGAGGAACTTTTGGAGCATTTTGAAAAAGGTGACAGTTTTGTTATTGTTGTCAGGATTTATAATGTAAACGAGTTGAGAGCAAATCCTGATATTGGAATTGATTTGAAAACTTGGCAAAGAGAATGCATAAGAATTGATAATCTGAAAAAATTAAATACTGTTGAAAAGTTTAAGAGTTTGTCAAAGAAAGACCTGAAACTTGGGTTTGGAGATAAATCTAAAACTGCTGCGATTCTAAAAGATTGCAAAATGGTGAATGTGTATTCAGCAACAAAATTCGCATTGTGGGTAAACAAGATAATTTTCATAAAGGATGATGAAATAAAGAAAGAAAAAAAATAACATATATGGCAACGAAAGAAGAATTACTTGAAAAGAGGAAGAAAGAACTTGCAACAATTAAAGCACAAAATGAAATGCTTGAACAGGCAAAAAAAACTGCAATTAAACGTGGCGATGTGAGTGAAGATATTATTAAATCAATTGATGATGCAAAAAATCAGAATCTTAATTACGCAAGAAATACGTTTGGCGCGTCAGCAGAGGATGTTGCTAATGCAAGATATCATGGTGCTTCAGTAGAAGAAGTTAAGAAATACCAAAAACGTCTTGAAAAAAAGGGTCTTACTGCTTCACAGGTTGAACAAAAGGAACTTGCGGTTGTTGGTGAAAAGGATGACAGTTCTTTATTCATTAATAACAAAAGAACTGAGATAGGCGTTGGAAAAATTGATGATAGCGGAGAAATACCATCAACAGATTTGACATCAGCAGAACAAACAACCAAGAAAAGAAGAACAAGAAAGAAAAGGGAGACTGAGGTAAAGGAAATTCCTGTGGAGGAGAAAAATGAAACGGAAGAAAAGACCGAATTGACACCAATTAAGGTAAGGGTCACTCCTGATGAGACAATTAAACAGGAAACAAATGAAAGTGTTGATGTAAAAAAAGAGAAAGAAAATAAAAAGGAAGAGGGTAATATTAGAATTGAAGATTTTAATCTTCAGGATATTCCTGATTATGTTCAATATGACATTATCCCATTACCTTCAAATGGTGAATGTTATGCACACAAAAAAGGTAGAATACCTGTTGCTTATTTAACCGCTTCTGATGAAAATCTCATTGCGTCACCAAATATGTATCGTGATGGTAATCTTCTTAATGTCATTTTGAGAAGAAAGATTCTTGACAAAACTATTAATGTTGATGAATTATGTAGCGGTGACAGGGATGCAATCATTCTGTGGCTGAGAGCAACCGCTTATGGCGATGATTTCCCAATAGTTGCAACACATCCTGAAACAGGAAAACAATATAACGTTATTGTTCCATTATCGTCTTTCAAATATTATGACTTTAATTTGAAGGGAAATGATAAGGGTCTGTTTGAATACAGAACAGAGAATGGTGATTTAATTGAATTTAAATTCCTATCAAGGGCTGATGAAGAGGAAATTAGAAGAAAGTTAACCCAACAAGCAATTGATAACAACAAGTTGGACGCGTTGAAAAATATCACAGATTTGAGAAACAATGTTTTAGGTATTAATGATATCACCGATGAAGATTTGAAACTAATTGATGAGGATATTGAGGAAATGCTTGAAATTATTGGTACAGATGTTCCAAATGGTGATAACCTTAACAGTTCAATCACAGACCAAATGATTGCTCATACTGTTGCAGTTAATGGTAAGACTGATAGGGAATATATCACAAATTATATTGAGAATATGAGGACAATTGACGCTATTTCATACCGAAAGTATTTTACTGAAAATAAACCAGGCGTTGATTTTACTGTTCACGTTAATGTTCCTGAGTCAGATGGAGGTGGCTCATTTGATACGTTTCTTAGATACGATGATACTATTTTCATTAACTTCTAATTTTGAAAGAATGCTTAAAAATGAATTGTGGCTTTGCCACAAAAATATGGATTTAAGTATGGATGACATCTATAAGATGACTGTTGCTGACAGAAAGACTTATATAGCAATCCATAATAAATTAGTTGAAAAAGAAAAGGAACAATTAAAGTTAAAAAGACGATAAAGTTAATAAGGTCTGGTTCTGGGTTTTCAGAATCAGACTATTTATCATTATAAGCCTTAAAATTGAACGCAAAATATGCCAAACGATGCTAATATAGACCCAAGATTTTTTGACAGTTTAAGTGATAAACTGGAAGTTCTTGGAAGAAATATTGAAATTTTGAATGAAACTGTTATGAGAATGTCTAACACCGGTTCTAGGGGTGGTAGAGGTGATTCTTTTATGTATAATATGTCTTCTTATGACTATAAGAACGATATTTTCAGAGGTAAAGAACTTAGTTTAACGAGTCGAGAGGCATCATTAAATGAAAGAAATAGTTTTAAAGAATACATTAAGGGTTTAAAAGAAGTACTTGATAATAATATAGAAAAAGAAAGAGATTTAGTAAGAAAACGTCAAAAACTTCTTGATGAAGCCCCTAATAAACGTGCAAGGATAGCGATTGACAGGCTTGAACTGACAGAGAGAAAGGCAAAAGCAGAACAAGAAAAAAGTAGATGGGAAGAATTAAAAAATATAGCAACTACCCCACAGGAAATTGCAGAAGCTACTAGAAACATATTAAATTTAGATGATGAAATAAGTTCTTTAACAAAATCAATAGATGATTGCCAAAAATCTTTTGATAGGATTGATGAAGAAATCTCTGAAACAGAAAAAAGCATAGAAGATGCAAAAAAAGAACAACGAAGAATTAAAGGTCAGATTAAGTATGATGATGTAAGTAATGAAAGTAAACTTACATATGAAGAATATGCAAAGCAACAAGAAGCGATAAGGCGTGGCCAAGCAGCCGCCAGCGCTTGGAAAGAAATGAGAGCATCCGAAAAAGCGTATTATGGTGGTGATAATGAAAGGGGCTTTAAAAATTTTAGAGAAACAAAAGAAGCACAACACGAGTTTAATGAACGCTATAAAGAACGTCAAGACCTACAAGGTATGATTCAGAATAGCGGTGTTGAAAATACCGCATTTGGGAGAATTACACAAAAAGCGATAACTAGAAACCAAAGGTTCGATAATATGCAGAACTTTGGTCGTAAAATGAGAAAAGAAGGTGGTGCCGAAAGACTTGCAAAACAATTGTTCGGTACTGGTAAAGCAGCAGGTTTTGCAACAAAAGCATTTTCTGGACTTGGTGGCATTATTGGTAAATTCGGTAATTTATTGGGGAAACCTCTAATTGGTGGTATCCTGATGTTTATTGACGTTTTAAAGGCTGCAGGTAAGGCTGTTATGGATGGTATGAACGAGTATGCAAAAGTAACAGCAATGATGATTGAACTTCAGACCCAACAGGAACGGGTACAGTATGAACAGGCAAAACAGAATTTGATTTTGGAAACGCAAACTGCCATTGAAGAAGTATCCTTGGCTGGTGATTTGGCAGTTAAACATACTGAAATGATGAGTCAAAATTTCTTGGAGGGCCTATCAATTCAGAATGAAGCCTTTGTAAGAAGTATGGAAATTGGTACTGGTGCAATGACTATGGGTGTTGCACAGACTGCATATGCGGCAGCAGAAGCAAGTATTGACCAAGCAGCAAAGACAAGAAAATATGAGATTCATCAAGGACAAAGGGAAGCATCTTTCGGGCTTTATAGAAACCAACGAAAACTTGAAGCAGAAAGCAATTTTGCAAATATAGCAGCAGGTTTAACTGAAGCAGACGTTCAAGCAATGATTGGTATGTCTGATGCCGCATTTAAATTCAAACAGGACATGATGCAGGAAGTGCATGGTGGAATAAGCAATGTCGCATCAGGAAATATCACAGGAAGTAGTGTTGTTGCTGCAACATCAGGTTTACGTGATGAAACGGCAAACACAACAACGGGTGTAAGAGGTCAAGGTAACACTAACCAAATAACAGGTGAAGCAACAAGTGTGCAAGGTACGTCACAAATGACAGGAAATCAATTGATAGAAGCAGGTGATGTACATGGTTATGGAAAAGTCGTTGCATCGGGTGTTACAGGCGCGGGTTTTGATGGTTTTCGAAGAGAAAATGATGCAAATTATAATAATATGAAACAGAACATCGAACTTGGTGTCGATGCAATGAAAACAAAAACAGAACAATATTATAATTTTGCTAAAACACAAATGCAGTACCAGACGCAACTACAACAACAGGTAGTGGATGTTACAGCGCAAGGGCAAGAGTCTGTCGTAGATGCTGCTACCTCAGTAGAAAAGAACTGGTTAAAAACAACACAAGCGATAGAGGAATGGGTCAGAAAGTTTGATGAAAAAATGAACGATGTTGCTTTAAATGTTGGAATGTGGACAAAAGAAAGCATGGCAGCATTTAAACAAGCGCATCTTGATACCGTT